ATTTTCAGAAAGCGCTCACCGAACTCAATTCGCTAAAAGCTCAGCGCTCGCTCGAGCGAGCGGAACGCGCCGTCGATGATGCGATTCGCTCGGGCAAGCTGGTGCCGGCGCAGCGCGAATGGGCGGTCGCCTATTGTGCGGCGGATCCGAAAGGCTTCGGCTCCTTCACCGCGCGTCAGCCGGTGGTGCTGGCGGGCGAGATGAACCTTAACGGAGATCCTCGCGCGGCGATCTCGCGCGCCAACGCCAGCCTGATGCTGAGTGCGAGCGAGGTGGCGATCTGCGGATTGCTCGGTGTCGCGGCCAGCGACTTCCTCAAGCGAAAAGCGAGTGGCGCGGATTTCCTGCGCCTCAACAAAGAACAAGTCGATCCAAATCCAAATCTCTAACGCATCGAAGCGGCGGAGCAACAAGGTGAAAAGATGGCGGCACTGACAAACTCTCGAAACACGCCTGAGATGGCTGACAGCGGACGCATCCGGGTCTTCAATGTCGAGGCGAACACGACGATCTACCTGGGCAGCATGGTCGCGATCAACGCGGCCGGCAACGCAGTCCCGGCCTCGGCAACCACCTCGGTAGCAAATGCGCAGAAAGTGATCGGTCGCGCCGAATACGTCGTCAACGGATTTCCCGGACAAAACGCGGCCAACAATCCTGGCGCGGCCGGCGCGATCCAGCTCGCGGTGCGTAAGGGCGTCTTCATGTTTTCCCAGGACAGCTCGATCACCGCGGCTTCGATCGGCAGCCCATGCTTCGCGACCGACGACAACAACGTGACCGCGAACGACCGCGCCTCAGGCGCGACGGTTCAGCAATACGCCGCGGCCGGCCAGGTGGTCGCGATCGATCCGTCGGGCGAAGTGTGGGTCGATTTTTGGCATCAAGCGACCGCGGCAGTTTAGTCGAAAGGCGACGCCTAATGCTTAGTCGAAAATTCATGCGCTACTGGTCGAGGACAAGTCCTAAAGGATCAAAATAATGGAAGTATCTTCTCAAAATCTCGCCGCGTTATTTACCGGCTTCGATGTGGTCTTTCAGCGCGGCTTCGAAAAACCACCGTCATACTACGAATCACTGTGCTCGATCGTCCGCTCCGGCAGCCGCCAAACCACTTACCCGTGGCTCGGCAGGACTACCAGGTTTCGCGAGTGGCTCGGCGATCGCGTGGTCCAGGCGCTCGAGGCTCACTCCTATACCATCGCGAATCGAAACTTCGAGGACACCGTCTCGATCGATCGCAACGACATCGAAGACGATAGCTATGGGGTTTACGAACCGATCATCGAGCAGCTCGGATGGGACACCAAGGTCCATCCCGACATGTTGCTGTTCCAGATGATCAAGAACTCGGTGAACACTCCTTCGAGTGTGGTCGGCTACGACGGCCAACCGTTCTTTTCCGCGACCCATCCTGTAGGTCCGCAAGGCCGCGCCGACGCGGACTCGAGCGCGACTAACGTCAACAGCACGGGGAGCGGGCCATTCTGGTTTCTCATCGATGCGTCTCGCGCCATTCGCCCCTTCATCTTTCAGTTACGCCGGGAGTACGCGGTCACCCGCATGAGCTCGGTGAATGACGAAGGCGTTTTCAACCGGCGCGAGTTTCGTTACGGCGTCGATGGCCGCGCTAACACCGGCGTCGGACTCTGGCAGCTCGCTTATGCGAGCAACCTGGACCTTTCGAATCCGGCCAACTACGGCGCCGCACGCACTGCTATGCGATCGTTCAAGACCGATGGGGCGCAGCCCTTTGGAACGTTATCGAGCCGCAAAGGTGTCTACCTGCTGGTGCCGCCGGCGCTCGAAGAAGTCGCGCGTCAGCTCTTGAACTCCGAGTTCATGGCGGGCGCGGGAGCTAGCGCTGGCGTCTCCACCACCAACATCTGGAGAAACAGCGCCGATCTGATTGTCAGCGAGTACCTGTCTTAGAAGGGGCAGAGACCTATGAGCTACGCGACACCGCAGGACATCATCAATCGCTACCCCAATCGCGACCTGGTTCAGCTCACCAATGAAGACCCTGCGATCACCACGATCAACACCACGGCTCTTCAGCAGGCGCTAACCGACGCGTCGGCTGAGATCGATGGATACCTGGGTGGCCGCTTCACGCTCCCGCTAAGTGATCCGCCAGCGGTGCTGAATCGGCTCGCCGCAGACGTCGCGATGTACCGGCTGCAAGCACTGCGTCCGCTGCATGATCTCGCAGACGCGCGCCGGCGCTACGACGACGCGATCGCGATGCTGACGAAGGTTGCGAGCGGCGAAATGACTCTCGGCATCGGCGCCGACGGCCATGAGACCTCGATCGCCGAGGGCGCCGAACAGGCACAAGGTCCCGCGCGCGTGTTCAATCGCGGCACCATGAAGGGGTTCTAGGGACGATGGGAGTTCTACTCGACACGCCATGGATAGGGAGGCAGTTCTCACCGCCGACACCTATCGACATCGCGAGCATCGAAGCCGCGATCGTCGCGCGCCTCAGAGCTATGGTTCCATCGATCGAGATCGCCCATTTTCCCGACGCACCTAAGAACTATCGCTTGACGCATAGAATCGGCGCGGCGCTGGTCGTTTATCGCGGAGCTACCTACGACACCATAGCCGATACCGGAGCGATCGTTCAGGAACGCAAACTGGAGTTCGACGTGACGGTACTGGTCCGCGACCTGGGATGGAGTGTGGGCGGGTCTCCGGGCAGCTCCCCCGGTGCATACGCCATCCTGGAATCGATCCGCGCCGCGCTGACCGGGTATCAGGTTCCCGGCGCGCGCAAAATTTTCATGGTGCGTGAGAAGTTCGTCGAACGCGACACCGAAGGGGGGGTGTGGATTTACCTGGTGAGCGTGGCGTTGTTCACGATCGCCGTCGAACCTTCGAGCGTCGAGACCTTTCCGCTCTTCATCAAAGGAGTGGCGCTGGAAACCGGAGGTGAGACTACGGTCACGATTGGCGCGACACCTTTCACATTCGCCTCCAACGATCAAATCCAGCTGCCCTACGGAAATATCGTCGCAATCACTGTTGGCGCAATTGGCGGACCTACCTACGTCGCGGGAATCGACTTCAGCCTCGATGCGGTAAACGGGATCGTGACTCGAATCGCGACCGGCGCAATCTCGAGTTACGCGACGGTGAACGTCGCTTTCAGCCACGCAGACAGCGTCATCGCGTCATCCGGAGAATCATTCCCGATCTCATAGCTCTCGCGGATCGGCCTGACCCCAACTCAAAACAAACGGTGAAAAAATGCCAGCAAGCTTTTTACATGGAATTGAAGTAATCGAGGTCGGCAGCGGGCCGGTCCCGGTAACCGTAGTCAAGTCCGCCGTAATCGGACTGGTCGGCACCGCACCGACCTGGGCAGTGCAGGCGCCCTCGATAGCACCGGCGGTCAATTCCCCGACTCTGGTGTCGTCGGCGCTCGCGGGTGCGAGCTTCGGTCCTATAGTGCGCGGCTACACCATCCCATATGCGCTCGCGGCGATTCAGAGTCAGGGCGCCGGCCAGGGGATCGTCATCAATGTTTTCGATCCGACGCGCCATTTCACCTCGGTCGCGGCGACACCCTACCCCTCCAGCGCGCAAGGCGTGATCAACTTAGGACACATGGGAGTGTCCAATGTAGTAGTCACTAGCGATCCAGTAGGTACTACCTATGTCGCTGGAACTGACTACTCACTCGATGCCGTCAATGGAGTGATCACAATCATTCCTTCGTCGTCGGGTGGTCACATCGCGCCCGGCGCAACGATGTTCGTAGCGTTCAACTACGCCGATCCCACCAAGGTCCTCGACTCTGACATCATCGGTGCGGTCACCGGTGGCGTGTACACCGGCATCCAGGCGTTGCAGACCACCTACGGCACCATGGGTTTCTTCGCGAAGATCCTGATCGCGCCCGGATACTCGCAGTTCGCCGATGTCGCGAGCGCCGCGGTTTCGATGGCGAACAAAATCCGCGCGATGGCTCTGGTGGACTCGCCGCCTTCCACACCGGTGGCCGGTGCTATCGCAAATCGAGGCGTAGCTGGCAACGCATTCAACACCTCGAGCAAGCGCGCGATCCTCTGCTACCCGCAGGAAAGTTTTTATGACACCGGGATCGATCCCGTAGGCGTCGCGCTCAGTGCTACCGGCGCTCCGCTTACATCGCAAGTGAACGCGCTTGCTGTGGGACCTTACTCGGCATGGGTTGCCGGTGCGATGGCTGCCCGCGACCTCGCCAACGGTTATTGGTGGTCACCATCCAATGTGCAAGTGCAAGGGATTCTAGGTCCCGATGTGCAGCTCTACGCCTCGGCGGTCGATTCGGCTTCCGATGTGAACAATCTTAACTCGAGCGGCATCCTTACTGTGTTCAACGCCTTCGGCACCGGCTTCAAGGTCTGGGGTAATCGCTCCTCGGCGTATCCTGGTACCTCTTCGCCCGACAACTTCATCAGTGTGCGAAGGACTATGGATGTGATCGAGGAATCGGTCGAGCTGGCGATGCTTCAATTCATCGATCGGCCGATTTCCAACGCGCTCATCACCGCAATCCTGGCGTCGGTGAACTCTTTCCTCCGTACACTGATTCAGCGCGGCGCGATGGTTGCCGCGAGCGCGAGTTACGATCCGTCGATGAATCCTCCGGCGCAGGTCTCGGCCGGCCAGTTAGTGTTCGACGTCGATGTCATGCCACCTCCTCCTGCTGAGCGCCTGACTTTCCAGACCTTCATCGACGTGGCGCTGTTGCAGCAGCTCGGACAGACTAATGCGCTGACCTCTTCCGCACTAGCTATTGCCTAATCGAATGACCATTCGAGGTTACTAATGAATATCCAGATCAACTCGCTAACGAATGCCAATGTCTATATCGACGGCGTGGGATTACTCGGCCGCGCCGAGGAAGTCGAAATCCCGCAGCCGCGTCATCGCATGATCGACTACAAAGGTCTCGGGATGGCGGGCACGACAGAGCTATGGGGCGGCGTCGATAAGCTCGAAGCAAAGATAAAGTGGGCGTCCTTCGACGCCGAGACCCTTACCATGTCGGCGAGCCCATTCCAGACCCATTCGTTCCAGGTGCGCGGCAGTCTCGAACAGTACACCAGCCAGGGGCGGTCGGCTCAGTTGCCGGTGGTGTATCTCATGACCGGCGTGTTCAAGGACGCCGGCAGCGCCAACCTGAGGCATCAGCAGATGGTAGAGACCAACTCAACCATCAGCGTCTACCACTGCGAACTCTACGTCGCCGGCACCCAGATCTATCTCTACGACGTGTTCGCGAATGTGTACGTGGTAGGAGGCGTCGATCAACTTTCCAGCTTCCGCACCAACCTGGGCGGCTGAAATCGATCCAAAAAACGATTCGCAATAAATGAGGGAGCCTAATCATGAAACGCGATGACGTAACTGTAAATGGAGTGAAAGTTCAGGACACGCCCGGAGCTGAACCCACCGACGTGCGTACGCTGGTCCTCCCCTCCGGCAAAAGCGCGGCGATTCGAAAAGGCTTCGGGCGCGATCTGATGCGCGCGCAACGAGTGGCGGGTCCGTCGAGCGATCCGACCGCGGTGATCTTCGCTCTGATCGCCGAGCTGGTCGAGATCGACGGATCGAAAATGGTTTACGAAGACCTTCTCGCGATGGAACTAGGCGACGTGCTTTCGTTGCAGGCTGAGGTGGCCGGCGCAAATTTTCAGGTCCCTCCGCCAGCGGATTCGCGGCCCTCGTTCACTTCGGCTTCGGAGTAGAAGAGCTGGCGGAGATGGAATTCGGCGAGTTGAGCTACTGGCTACTAGCGGTAAGTGAGTACAGTCACACCGCCGCCGAGAGCGCCGGCGGAGGCAACTAAGTAATGTTTCTGCGCGACAGCCAATGGAGTGACTATCATGATCGTTCGAAAACTGTATGTTGGAAATCTCGCCTCGGCTACAACAGCCGCAGGCTTGAAAAAGGCATTTGAGCAAGTCGGTCAGGTGAAACGGGCTACCATAGTAATGGACAGCGTTACCGGGGAATCCCGTGGCTTCGGCTTTGTCGAG